CCATAGGAGTTGCTGTCCCAGTAGTAGTTGTAGGAGCCATCGGCGTAGACGCCCCAGACGCAGTAGTTATTGCTGGTGTACGGAGAGCGCAGCCACCAAATGGCAGCGCTGCTGCCGTTGTAGGCGACACGCTTGCTGTTGCCGCTGGAGCTGTTGCCAAAGTATGCCAGCCTCACACCGTCCTTCGGGAAATAGCCGTTGTCGCTGGTCGTCCAACCAACCTCATAACCAGACAGCAGGAACACTTTGGTGCTCAGGCCGTTGGAGCCGGTGGCAAGGCTGCCGCCGGAACCAGTGCCGTTCTGGTACGGGATTTTCACCTGCTTAATAGCCGCCCGGATGTTGCTGTCGATGAGGTTGTAGAACGTTCCGTTCAGGTATGTGTGGATGCTGGAATCCTTGTAGGAGTTATTGTTGCCGAACGTGGACGTGGTGTAGATGTCCTTCATCAGCAGCCACGTTCCATTGCAACTCGAATCATAGGTGCTGGTGTTCGGATTGCCCTGCTGCACGACAATAAAATCTTTGGACGCGCCGTTGACCTTGATTTTGACAATGCTGCCAACGGCTTTTGCGCCCAGTTTTACGTTTGCCATTGTTACCTCCTTGTTTTCGTTCAGGCCCACGGCATGATCTCCGCAGGCCGCGTGTTCTGCGATACAGAGAGGGACAGGGCTTTGTGCTGCTTCTTGTAGATGCAGCGGCATTGCCTCGCCCGCCGTCTGTCACGTGCAAGTTTGTTCGAGTTGATTTTTCGATGGATAGGGATTTTGCACTCAAGCAATTTTTCGAGCCTGTCCGCGTACTGCCTGCGCAAAGAATAAGTATCGCCGTGGGCGGCGTGGGCATCCCACGCATCAAAGCTCCGCAGGATTTCCTGCTTGGTCGCTTCGCCTGCGGGGTATGCCGTCTCCCAATACTTGATCTTGTTCTTCATCCGCTTGGAGCTATCCCGGCGCAGCTTTTGGATGACCGCGCCGGTGTCGGTCAGGTAGCTATGGAATCCCAGAAAATCAATACCGTTCCGTAGCGGGAAGATGGCGGTTTTCTGGTTCAGCTCAAGGCCGTAACTGTCCATGAGCGCCCGAACATCCCGGAGAATGCACTGCAATTTCTTCTTGTCCGAACAGATGATATAGAAATCATCCATGTATCGGCCATAGTATTTGATGCGGTACTTCTCTTTGATGATGTGGTCGAACTCATCCAAAAACATCAGTGCAAAGAGCTGGCTCGTCTGGTAGCCCAGCGGCAAGCCGTCCTCCATCACGTCGATGTAGATGCAAAGCAGCTCATAGACACGCGGGTCAACGCCGCGCTTGTCCAGCACGGCTTTGAGCTTGCGTTTTAGCTTCCGGTGGTCGATGCTGGCGAAGAAATGCCGCACGTCGCCTTTCAGCACCCAGCCGTCCGCGCCGTGGCCCTCACGGCGGTAATAGTCCACCATGTGGGTTTTCAGGCGCATCAGGCCGTCGTCTGTGCCTTTGCCGGTCTGGCTGGCGTGGCTGTCCCGGATAAAGCTCCTTGTCAGGGCATCATATAGGATGTTATCGACCAGAGCGTGCAGCACCACCTTGTCCACAAATGCGGGGGCATGTACCATGCGGCGCTTCGGCTCGTAGACGGCAAAGACCTCAAACTTGCTCGGCACATAGCATATCTGCTGCCGGATGTCGCCGCCCGGCTGGCGTACATCACGCACAGCCAGCTTGCGGGACAGCTTTTCCGTGCAGGCCAGCGCCTGCGCCTCGTACTCGATTGTTTTGCTTTTACTGCGCTTTCCCTTCCGGGCTTCAAGGTAGGCTTTGTAAAGCACCTCAAAGCTGCACAGTTCTTCGTATGTCAAAATTACCCTCCGCTGGTTCGCGTTGCGGTAGTGGGCTGCATCCGGCAGGGATGGCCCACCTCAGCGGGATGTATTTATCACTTGCCTGCATCGGCAAGCGACAGGATGCGGTTTCCTTTGATGGGCGCACTGCTTTCAGCTTATGCCTACTCGTCACACGGTTCCATCAGAGCGGGGCGAACACCATAGGAGTTGTTGTACCAGTTGTTGTTGTTGGAGCCATCGGTGTTGACGTTCCAGACGTTGTTGTTATTGTTGGTGTTCGGAGAGCGCAGCCACCAAATGGCAGCGTCAGACAAACAAACCGCACCCTTTATGCAAAGCGGTTGCCCGCCGTGCGTTTACGGTTCCGGGTAAAGGACGGCTTTCAGGGCGGCAGCCTGTTCGGTCAGCCGTTTCCGTTCCGCTTCTGCCCGGAGTTTTTCGGCACGTCCGCGTTCCGACGTGAGCCACTTCATCGCCGGGTATTTTACGTCCGTGACCTTCTTTGTCCAGATACCGGCTTTCTTCGCACTGATGATACCTTCCTCCGTGCAGATGGTCAGGTATTCCAGCAGTAGAGAGCAACCGTCCACGACCGCGCCGATCTTCTCAACGCGCCTGTCGTAGTCGGTCTGGAAATTCACGTTGTTCGCCGCGTGTGCATCCAGCAGGATTTGCCGGGCGGTCAGCCGGATGCCCTCGCCGTACAGCCGGAAAGTGCTTTTGGAAAAACCCTCCCTGTCCCGCGTGTCGAGTGCATGGACGGCAGTGCCACACACCTTCTGGATGTCGCGCACATCTTCGAGCGCTGCGACTTTCTGGATGATCTTCCGGGCATCGCTCCGGCTGATGTCATCGGTGACGATGCGGGTTGCCCTCTGAGTGTAGCGCAACAGCTCCCGCGCATTCGCGCCGACCTTGAATGTTTCAGCCATCAGAACTCCACCCTCGCCTGTTCTGCGTTCCACACGCCAGTGACGGTCAGGCCGTCAAGGCTGCTGAACGTGGCGGAAAAAGGATTTTTCGTCACGTTTGTGCCGAACTTCAGCTCAATGGCCTTGATGCTGGCGTTCATAGCTGCCACACTGGCACGGATGTCGCTGTGGGCGTTCTCCGCACCGTTGTGAGCGTCCACGGCTGCGCTGATGCGCTGGTCGGTCTCGGCCTTTTTGTAGCCGTCCACTTCCCACCGCTGGCTCTCGGTCAGGTGGCCGTCTGCATCCAGCGTGGCAATGCCGCCCGGAATGCCGATCTGGTCAGTGCGGACAACATCTTCATCCGGCGCCTTGCCGGGGCCTGCGTTAAAAGAACCGTATGCCATTTAGGTTCCCCCTTCCTGTGCATCCGTGTATTTCACGGTGCTTGTAATGTGATACTGTGCAGAAATTTTCTCGGTCGGAGCTTTGGCGGCCCTCAGCCGCAGCTTTCCTTCGAGGCTTTCGGTCGCAATAAAACCCACCGCACCCGCCACATCGTAAAATTCCGGCAGTACCGTAACATCCACAATGTCGGTAGCCAACAGGCCCGCAATGGGGATGTCACAATAAAAATAGCCGGGGGAGGAATCATCCTCGCCCCAGCCATCGACCGGAATCGTAAAAGACACCGCAGCCGTGACATCCTGCTTTTCGTGCAGGATGTCATCGGTTTCCTCGAATCCGTTTGCCGTTGCTTCGGAAAGGTCTCCGAGTGCGGTGTTGCACTGCTTGATGTGGCTGCAAAGCGCGGCAAGCCCTGTGCCCAAAAGCGTTTTGATCTTCGCTTTTGCCATAGAGCTTACCTCCTCATGTCTTAGTCAGCCAGCAGAGCGGCGATCTCCTCTGCGGAGAAGTCCTCCACATCCTCGTCGTGCAGAACATTCTCCGGCTCGGTGTACACGACGACTTCCTTGCCGTCAATGTTCACATTGCCGTTGGTGGAGCTGGCTGCGGTCTTGGTGGCACCCTCAGAGACACCGGCCAGCTTTTCGCCCTCGGCATCGGTCATCAGGCGCTTGCCAGCCTCGGCGGCCACAAAGTCGGCAGGCTTCTTGCCGCTGTCGGTCAGGTTGCCCTCGCCGTCCAGCGCAGCGAGGTTGCCGGTGGTAGCACCAGTGACCTTATCGGCCTTGCCGGAAATGTCCACTTCCTCAGGGGTGGGAACATACAGACCGTCGTCCTTCAGGGTCAGAGCGTTGCCCGCAGCAGCGGAAACATTGACCTTGACATCCACCTCATAGCCAGCGATGGTAACGGTGGTGGAAGCATCCTTGCCGACGGCCTTAGCCTTGTAGGTATCCACCAGCGCAGCCATGCTCAGGAAAGAGTAGGTGCAGGAGTCAGGATTCTCGCCCTTGACGGCCAGCACCATGACGGGCTTGCCGTCCAGCTTGGGGTCGGTAGCGCCGGGATAGGTGGCGGCATCGAACTTGAACTTTGCCACGAAGGTGGTCTTGGTCTGGTCGAGGAACAGCTCAGAGGGGAAGTCAACGGAGAAAGCAGCAGTGCCGCTCTTGTCGGTAGAGGTGTAGAAGTTCACGGTGTTGCCGTCAACGCCAAGAGACTTGATAGCAGCGTTGGCTGCGGTCTGCACAGGGGTAAAGGCGTCCTTCTTGACGAAAGTCTTCTTGATCTCAGCGGTCAGGTTGCGGATGGTGGTCTTGGTAGAAATCTGCTTAGACATAATAGTGTCCTCCTAAAAATTATTTCAGCATATCAACGATTTCCTGCTGCGTTTCTTCCTCGTCGAGCAGGTCTTCACTCGTCATAACGGTTTCTTTGCGGACGGTCAGCGCGTTTGCGCTGTCGAAGTCAAGACCTTCGCCGATGCGGACGGCAATAGCGCCGCTTGCGTCGCGCTTCAAGCCCTGACCGATGCTTACGCTACCGGTTTCACCCGAACCACCTCCTTTCCCGAACAGGGTTACGGTCGCCTGAATATCTGCTTCCGGGATGCGCTGAGCGAAAAATCTGATGAAACCATCATGCGTTTCGCACCCGTTCAGGACGCCCGCTTTGGTCGTAGTATAGAAGCTGCCGGGAGATACAACGCCAACGGGTACAAGCTCGCTGGTGCTGTCCGACAGTTCTGCATCATAAATGCACTGGTAGTAATCCATACCGCCAGCGTTTTCGTAATCATCCTCGCTGCGGGCGGGCTTCCACCCGTCAGCCGCAAGGGTGAGTTCGTAGGAGCCATAGTAGCCGCCTGTTCCGCCGTCCACCTGTTCCTTGATAAGAGCCTTTACCTGTTCTTCGTTCAGGATTTCCCCGGATTCAGACAGGTTCTTCACGGCTGCGCTGACCGCTGCCGTGATAGTCGCCGCATGGGCACTGGCGTCGGCGTTGTGCTTCTCGATCTCGGCCTTGACCAGCTTCATAAGTGCCTGTACCTGCGGGGCCAATGTAAGGCTGATATTCGCTTTGTTCGACACAGCCAGCAGAATGTCAACGTCGAACGCAAAATTAGCGTTTGTGCCACTCGCGGGAATCTCGACGCCGCGCTCGTCCTGCATAAGGAACAGCAGGACCTCCTCCCCGTCGTTCAAGCGGCCGAAAACGCCCACCTGATGCATAAGGTAGGCGTCGTCTCCGCTCTCAGTATGAACGCTGACCTTTCGCGCGGGATGCCCGTCGTCGTCCTCGATGGTCTCAATGCCAAGCAGCATCAGTTCGTGAAGGTCGCCACTGACCGTAGTTTCTTCCGAAAGGTCTGTGTCAGCAGAGCCAGTACCGCTCACAGCGCGGGTAATCGTCAGCGCGCCGCCGGAGAGAGATTCCGACAGCAGGGCGGCACCGGCGGCGGTGTAGTTAGATTTTTCCCAACTCACGTTGTCTGTCCTCCAATCTTGATTGTGATGGTTTCACGCGCGTTCGCAGGCCCGCCAGCGGCAAACGCCCGCGCGCTGATGGTTTTCGGTCCGATGGTTCCCGGCAGCTTAACAGAGGCTTGCATCCGGGCTGCCCGGAGTGCTCCCGCAGCATATGCCGTCGCGCTGACAGCTCGCGGCTTAATAGTTCCCGGCAGTCGCACCGTGCAAGAAATTGTCGTACCGAGCGGAGCGGCTGCCGCGTATGCTGGCTGTACATCCGGTTTGTAGCTAAGAGAAAGTGACAGCGCAAGGTGCGCCGGTATTTTTCTCAGCAAACACTCGATGATGTCGCTCGAAAAGAAAGCCGATTCATACGGTGGCGATATGCAAACGTAGATTCTGCCCTTGCTGAATTTGACCTCTGGGGTGTCTCCGGTATAACCTCGGACGAGCTCTTTTATTTCAGGCGCGCCAATATGGTTCGCGCCAACAAAATACGACGCTACTAACTTGCGCCGAACCTCAAGAGTTCTGTTCTTGTTCGGTGCAATGTCGAGAAACGCCTCCATATCGGAGAGTGCAGCTGCGTCCATCATCGAGATAAAGGTATCGTTCGCTGCTGCGTCAACGCCTGCCTCGATTTCGTCGAGCTTTCCTCCTGCGGAACGCCAGATGGCATCCATCTCAAAAACGTCCCGGTAGAATACCGGGTAAAATGTTT